CCCGGTACTCCATCTTCACGAAGATAGGTCAAGGTATAGGCCTTCGACTTGTAATTAGTGATAATTCGGCCTTTAGTTTGGCCAGTTATCATTCCCCAGTTGATTAAACTTGGATCTCGGTTAATATTATCGATAACCTCGATATAATTACCAAGACCAGTAAACCAATCTAGGAGCCAAGTCCAAGGGACCAAGTTGTAAAGGTCCGTTGGACGTGGAATTACTCCGACTGAATCAAGGAAACCCCCGATTCGGAAGGAAATGCCGCTCGGCGGTGGAAAATCGAACGTAGCATTAATAACCATGCGTAATTCGGTCTCCCTCGCCAACCTATGAGTTGTAGAGATATCTTGCTCATAGGGAGATGCATCATAGACGAAGCCTGAGACGTCCTCTCCACGGGCAGAAACGAACTTGCGTTTCGTCCGGAAGGTTGTTGGTTTCCCCGCTCTCTGTATTAGAAAAGCTGTTTTCTTAGCCAGCTTTTCCGGGGTCTTCAACAAGTCCATCAAATCCTTGTACAACATCTTCCATCCGAAATGATAAGAAAGATACTCATTCGGGATGTTCTTCGAAGTACGCTTGAGATCAAAGATCTTGTCTCTTAGCGTGTTCTTAGAACCTAGGGAAGCGGAGAGTTTAGCGAAGTCTCCTAGGGTTCGTCGAAGTGATTCGACGCTCCTAGATAGATCTCTAAGCTCAACGACGTTTCGGAAAAGAGTGTAGTTCCTTCGAAAAGGACTCCAGTCTTTGAACATTGCCAATGCTTGAGAAGCCATAAGCTCCTCAAGATAAGCGATCTCCGAGTTACGTAAGTTGTTATAGGTTGATAGAGGAAAGACTGCGGCCGAAGGTGAGATTTCAGATACAAATCCATCGGTAGAGATGTTTTTGGCACGGTGGATTACTCCACCCTTACCTTGACAATTCTCTATCTGTGGGTTATCATCTGTATCATGAAATTGGTACTCATACTTCGTTACACGTCTAACTGTACGAGAGGAAGAAAACGTGGTCCCATGGAAAGAATCCATAGTACCCTGTTCGCTACCAATCAAACGAGATGTACGTGTAGTGTCGTTCATTATCCCTGGCAAAACCGGCTGAGAGTCTAATTCAGCCGTTGGGTAGGGATATTGAGCAGATTCGTGAACCGGAGCTGGGCTATAGCAAAGGGCGATACCACCATAGTTAACTTGGTAAGTATCAGAACTTGCATAAGCATAGCGAGCATGCTTCCTGATCAGTAATACTGAATCAGTGGCACGCTCCCGATGACGATTCTTAGGAGTAATGGCATGTGGAGCAACCTTAAAGTCCCTCAAAGGATCGATGGCGAAAACCACCGAAACGATGAGCTGTTTAGGGATGTATTTCCACAGCAAA